AAATCGAAACCCTTTCAACAGAAGACCAGGAATACGTCAATTCTCTGGGGGTGGACGAAGCAAGAAGGAGAGCTGTCAACGCGGACGCCTATGCGTGGGCGCTATCAAACGAAATAGTCCTTCCCGACGGCAACTTTGTAATGCGCGGCCGGGAATACCTGCGGGAAGCTATGGCCTCACGAGACCAGTTTGAAGTTATAATGAAGGCTTCTCAGGGTGGATACACGATGGCAGAAACACTGGTGGATATTCACGGTTGCGCAATGGGGCTTTTTCCTAAAGGCATTATTTACGCTATGCCAACCGATACAGACGTGCAAACGATGTCGAAAACAAAATGGAATCCCCTGATTGCCGATAACCCCCGGTCTATCGGTCGATTTGTAGCGTCCGGCAGCAAGGGCGGCACTGACTCGGCAGACCTGAAAAAAATTGGCCGGTCATACATCTACTTCCTGTCGGCAATGTTGAAAAAGGGTGATTCTGGGGAAAAAACATCATCCAACCTGAAATCAAGACCCTGCGATAAATTCGTCTGCGATGAATTTGACGAGATGGACCCGGACGTACTTGAAAAACTCCGCAGCCGCTACGCCGATTCGGAAATCAAGCAGGAACGAATTATCTCCAATCCGCTGTCGGAAAACTCCGGTTCCCATAAATTATTCAAACAATCCACTCAACGGTACTGGCATCGCCTGTGTCCACATTGCCTGAAATGGTTCTGTCCTGACAAGGAATTTTTCATCAATCCCGATAAAATCATAACCCCCGAATGCAAAAATGGAATTATTCTGTGTCGGCATTGCGGGAAACCTACCCTACCATTCTATTTCGACCCAAAAACAAGGAAAATAGCAGGGTCTCAGGCGGATTATACTGGCCGGCGATGGACTGGCCGGCATTGGTCCCATCTGAACTCTATCCGCAGCAACGCGTGGGACATCTTGCAGGATTATTTCAATCCGCCGGAAGGAAACTTTGGCGATGTAATGCGTGCCAAACTCGGAAGGCCGTACACATCCAAAGAAGAACAACTCCGCCCCGCCGACGTAATGGCCTGCTGTGGCCGCGAACCAATGGCTTATAGCCACGCCGGGCCCTGCATTATGGGTTTTGACGTGATGACCAATATCAACTATGTCGTAGGATTTCGTACTGGCAGAGAGACATTTGAGATTGTAAAGTTCGGTACAGTCCCGAATTTCAAAGAAGGTTATGACCTTGCCAAGAAATTCAACGTGAAGGTGGCTGGTATCGACCCCTACCCTGATATTCACGCCGCCAAGACATTCCAGGCAGACTTGAAATCAATCGGCTGTAAAGCGTTCCTGTGCGATTACAGGTCAAGTCGGTCAGTTGGCAACTATGGTCTCGATGAAGTCAGCAATACTATCAAAGCAAACCGTACTGAGGCGATGGACCAAAGTCATAATATGGTGATGAAAAAGCAGTTTGTTTTTCCGCGACAGGAACAATGCGAAGAATTTATCAAACAGATTTGCGACCCGTTCAAGTACCAGAAAACCAACGAAAAGACAGGATTGAAGGAATTTCTGTACAAAGGTTCCGGCCAAGACCATTATCGCCACTGTCTGAATTATCTGGTTCTGGCGGCAAAATGCGGGAACGCTAAAATAATGCCGAACAGGTTCACGGCTTTCGGAAAAACTACCGATTGCATCACGGATTATGCGGTAATCTAAAAAAATCTTGACAATCCAAAGAAGTCGTGTGTACAGTGTATAAAAATTAAAGGAATATGCCGATGTCAAAACCAAAAGCTGTAAAACCACCGCCGGTACCGGCACCGCAGGCAATACCTGAAACCGCCCCGGAAACCGAAGACACAGAGGCTAAAAAGGTTCGGCGGGCAATGGGATACCAAAGACAAATTTTAACTGGTTCATTGTCGCCAATGTCAACAGGAAAACGAACTACGCTGGGATAATGTATGGCAGATAAAATCGCTCAGGAAATTATTTCGGAATGGCAACGTGAAGATTCCGCGGCCTCAAATACAATGCAACTTTGCCAACAAATTGCCGACCACTTCTTCCAGCGGGAAAATCAAATCACAACTATCCGAACTCCTGGCGAAGATAAATCCTTGCCGATTCTTGACCCGACCGGCCAGAAAGACCTTGAGGAAATGGTCGCAGGTATGGTTGCGATTATCATTCCGCACGGACAATTCTTTTTCAAGCTGGCCGCCCAGGACTATCGACAGCAAAATTTAGAGGAGATTAGTTCCTACCTGAATTACTGTACGGAAATAATGCACCAACAAATGTTCGGCACGAATTTCCTTGAGCAATTCGCAGAGTGGATGTTTTCTCTTGTCGGATTCGGTACAGGTAATCTATTCAGTGGATGGGACAAACACGAACTCGGCCTATTTTACAAAGACTGGGATATTGCCAATTATCGTTTCGGTGTGGATTACAAAGGCAGACCGAGCCGTTGTCTGGTTCGATGGTTTTACACGGCAGAACAGGCAGTGGAGAAGTTTGGCGATGCCGCCGGGCCGGATGTTATTAAAGCCGCAACAGATTCAAAGCGGTCGCAAGAGAAATTTGCGTTCATCTGGCGTTGCCGTCAAAGAAAGAATCGGGATACCACAAAGACCGACAACCTCAATGCGAAATTCGAGGAAGTCGTAATCAACGAAAAAGAGAAAGTAAAAGTCGCCGAAGAAGGATACCCGCGATTCCCGTACAAAATCTGCCGATGGCAGGTTACAAGTCAGTCTATATGGGGCGAAGGGCGCGGTGGGATGGCACTATCTGCTGACAAAGACCTGCAACGGCAAAAGAAAGCGTACCTGTTCTCGGTCGATATGGCGAATACTCCGCCTTACGAATATATGCCGCTTAACTGTGAAGGCGCACCGAAAATTTATCCGGGGGCCGGGAATCCGGTAATGCAATTGGATTCCATAAGAGCCCTCGATGGCGGACGATTGAATGGAAATGCACAACAGACCTTGGAACTCATCAAGGATACCCGTTCCGTCATAGACGGTTGTTTCTATGTCAAGGTATTTCGTCCGAGCGACGATATGAAAAGCCACGTAACCAATTTGCAAATTATGGAATTTGTCAAGGCCGGTCGGATTCAGTTGGTTCTGCCTTGTACCCGGATTTACAACGAAGGATTGACACCGACGATTATCGACAGTTTCCACCACCTTTTAGACAATCACATTTTGCCGCCGCCGCCGGAAGGATTGCAATCCCTGAAAATCGAATATCTCGGCAGTTTGGCTATGGCGTTGCAGGAACAACAGTCAGACGCATTACAGCGATATGCTCAATTCTCACTGGCAATGGAGCCGATTATGCCTGGATTCACAGAAGAAACAATCAATCGCCGCCGTGCCGGAAAACGAATCGGCAGAACATTTGGAATGGCGGAGGACGATTTCACAACCGAAGAAGAATACCAACAGATTATGGCTGAAAGAGCGAAGAAAGAACAGGCGCAACAGATGATGATGGCCGCTCAAACAGCAAGTAAATCGTACAAGGACGCATCGGGTAAGGCAGAGGAAGGAAGTCCGGCAGAGGCGTTAATGGCAGGAGCGGGGAAATAATGCCCGTTGAGATGGAAAAAGCGTTGGCGAAATCCGCCGCAAAAAAAGGTTTGACCGGAAAACGCCGGGCGGCTTACATCTGGAGTGTGATGAATAAGTGGAAGAAAAAACACAATGGACGATGATAAGCAAGTACAGTTTACCAAAGATTGCAAAGAGATTTTTGCCAGCGAAGCAGGCAAAAGGGCATTGGCACATCTGAAACTTATCTGTCGGGCAAACCCAAGCCAGAGTTGTTTTGATGCTGGCAATATGTATCAAACGTCGTATAATCTCGGAGCGCAATGGGTTCCGAATTATATTCAGACGCAAATTGATAAGAAATCGGAACAAAAAACAGAAGATTGCCAAACAGAACCCGAAACAGAAAGGAAATAGTTATGGAACTTACAGAAACACAAGCCACAGGAACAATGGAAGCCGCTGAAACACAAGTCGCCGCAGAACAAACAGGAACCGCCGCCGCCGGAACGGAAAGTTTCATCAACCCTGACGGAAGTCTGAAAGAAGGCTGGCAGGATTCATCGCTTATCCCCGATGATTTCAAAGGCCGCCCGGTCTATAAAGGTCTCGGCAACGATGTCGCCAGCCTATTGAAACATATCGGCCATCAGGACATCGCCATCAGCAAGCAAGGCAAGGGTATTTTTGTCCCCGGCCCCGAAGCGACGCAAACAGAAAAAGACCTTTTTGCCAAAGCCCTCGGCAGACCGGACAATCCGGATGGGTATAATGAGGCAATTAAGGCCGCGATTCCAAAAGAAATGGCGGAGCAATATGACGACTTGGAAGCAATCGGAGAGGCAAAGGGGGTATTCCACGAGATTGGTTTGAATCCGGGACAGGTACAAAGACTTATTGCCTTCGATGTCAAACGAATGGCCGCAGCACAAGAGCAAATGAAGGCCGACCCAATGCCGCTCTATGAACAAATCCTGCCTCTGATACAACCGATTTATGCAAAAATGTTCAAGGAAGAACTGCAAAAACGATGGGGCGACTCCTATCAATCCAGAGAACATCTGTTCAAACGCGCCATTGTCGAAAATACCAAAGAGGGCGAAGAACGCGACCTGTTGACCGTCCGAATCGAACAAGACCCATTGATTGCCGACCTTCTGGCGACGATTATGAACAAATCCTTCACGTCAGGGATGGGGCCGGATACTTCAACGGGCAGTCCGGGCGGCGCAATGAATGTTCAACAGCGCATTGAATCTATAATGAAAAACCCAGTCTATCAGAACGCAAATTTGGGTCCAAAAGAACACGACCGACTTGTGCAGGAAATAAATCGCTTGTATTCCACACAGACCGGCAGTAAGATGTTGGAATAAATCACGGGCAAATCGTTTATCGAACCCGCGTTGACAGGCCGAAAGCGGCTCGTTGACCGAACGTAAAACGCAGGTTGAACCCGCTAATGAGTTCAAAAGACTCATAAGGGCAAATCACCGAAAATCGTTTATTTAACAGGATGTTAAAAACTTTTTAGGAGCTACCCTTATGAGTCTTCAAATTCCAGTCGCATTTGTCCAGCATTACACTGGCAATATCCTGATGTTGTCGCAGATAAAACAGTCTGTCTTGCGACCAACAGTACAATTCGAGACAATGACCGGCAAGTGTATGTTCATCGAGCGCCTTGCCGCGAAAAACCCGCAAAAACGCACCACGCGGCACGCTCCAACTCCGATTTCTGATGCACAACACAGTCGTCGGAAATTGACCATCGTGGATTACGAAGTCCCCGCCGACCTGATTGACGACCAGGATAAACTGCGGATGCTCATCGACCCGCAAAGTGCGTACACGCAAAACCAGCTTTCAGGGTTACGCCGGGCGCAGGACGATGAAATCATCGCTGCATTGGGAGCCACGGTTTATACCGGAGAAGACGGTTCTATTGCCGTTCTAAATTCTGCAACCGGCGAAAGTCGTCTGGTTGCAGGAAGCGGCGCACTGGTTACGGCGGGTTCTGCTCACAGTGATACCACGGCAACGGGTTTGACAATCGCCAAACTGTTGACCTGCAAACAACTGCTCGACGACGCCGATATTGACCCGGAACGTCAGCGGAATTTCGTGTGCAATCCGTTCAACATCAATCAACTTCTCAATACCACAGAAGTCAAAAGCTCGGATTACAACACGGTCAAGGCGCTGGCCGCAGGACAAATTGATACCTTTATGGGTTTCAAATTCCTTATGTCCACGCGGTTGCTTGCGAACGCCACGGAAACCGATTGCAAAATGTGCTATGCCTACGCGCAAGGTTCAATCAGTTACTCGGCCCCGCAAGACCCGAAGGTCAGTATCAGTATTCGCCACGACCTGAGCGATTCGGTACAGGTGTATTGCACGCAGACTTGCGGTGCGGTCAGAAACGAAGGCCCGGCGGTTGTCGAAATCAATTTGCTGGCCTCGAACTAACAAAACGAAAACTCTTTTCAGGAGATTAAAAAAATGAGTAAATCTTTCAAATATCCAAACACACCCATCAGTTTTCAGGGTTGCCCGCAGGACTTGACAGGTCTTCTTAATCTGGGATACCACACCAGAGAAACCACGCAACGGTATGTCTATGGAACGCGCGGTATTACTTGGGACGGAAAAGTATTCCGATATTGTCTTGCGGAATCGGCTGTTTATGCCGGATACGGTGCTTTTAATGGTGCAAACGCCACCATCGCTCGACTTATCAATTCTGTTACTCCCGCTGCTTACGTTGCCGGTCAAAGAGACATCAAGATAACCATTGCGGCAACGGAAGGGCAAGCGGGCGACGGAGTAATTGCAGAAGACGAGTTGGCAGGTGCGCGTATTGTTCTCGGCCACGGCGGAGAAGCCTTGACGGAATCTCGAACAGTCGTCGGTAATGATGCAGTAGCGTCTAACGGCGGAACTACCATTTTGACACTCGATTATCCATTGGCGTTAGCTCACGACGCCGGAGTTGCGTGCGAATTGCCGTTGAACCCATATCGCTATCTGCACAGGGCCTCTACGAGTTATGCGTCTGTAATGTGTGTTCCAAACCTTTACACGGCAGCCGCATACAATTTCTGGGGACAGACAAAAGGTATGTGTTGGTGTGTTCCCGGCGGCAGTGATGCTTCTCCGGGCGATACTGCGGGCGACAGAATGGCCTATTTTGTCGGCGACGGCTCGGTCAACTTTGCGTATGGTTTGGCCATCGAAACGGGGTATCAACTTGCAGGGTATTGCGTTGATACCACAGCCAGTGGCAGTTCAGCTATGCCAACCATTATGTTGATGTTGGAGTAATGGAAAACCCGTTTGAAATAGTACCGGCCAATGTCAGTAGAAACGACCTGATTGACGAATCGAACAGGCGGATGGCTAAGTGTGGAATTTCGACCCGCGATGGCCATCCGCCTAATCGGACAAAGATTATGGCGGCCCCGCCAAACGAACAGTACCGAAAAAACTACGACAAAATAACGTGGTAAAAGGAGTACAATTATGGCAATGTCGGCAAATAAAACATTTTGGGGGTTTCTGTTCTGGTTGAAACACAACCCCTACAAATCAATCGAAGCAATGACGTGGCCGGATTTGCACGAAATGGCAAAACAGTTTGCCGCCGTCAACGCAACCGCCCAAACACTCACTGCCGCCGCCGACATTAACGGCGCAAATGAAGGATTTGGAGTCGTTGATTTTTCGACGGATATTGACTTTCCAAAAAAAGCGGCAACGACTCGATGGGCAACGGACGGAAACGGAGTAGCCCCAAGTACAACACTTGCGGCAAACAAATTGCTATGTGAACAATCGTCATATCCTGACGAACTACAAGGGAGTTAAGTATGGCAATTACATCGAACACAATCAACGTCGTTGCTATCCCAACCGAAGGTAACGAATGGGCAAAGTCGATGTACACATTGAGCGCGGCGGACGAAGAAGAAATTATTGCCGGTGAATCTGGGAAGTCTCACTATCTCAAAAAGCTGATGATTCGTTGCGCAACAACCACAACAATTTCCATAGGTTCTGGTTCTGACGGCACAATGACAACTTTGCATTTGGGACCGATTCCAGTCAACGCGGCAAGTGGCTGTTTTACGATTTCCTTCGGCGAAAAAGGAATGAAATGCAATTCAGGACTTGCATTGGTGATAATCACCACCGACGCAGCCCCGATTATGATTTACGCCGAAGGAAAAACGTGCTTAGGCTAAAAATTTCGCGCCTTTCTGTTCCGGCTCAGGCGGGGGCCGTTCCATCGCGCGGCCCCTGCCAATTTTGAGGTGAAGTATGGAGTCTTTTATGACATTTTCGACAGACCGGTTGAACGTCCAGCCAGTGTTCCGGCGCATAGCCGAGATGATGATGATACTGTTGTGCCATTTCGTAGCAATCCAGAGAGCCACGGCAATGAAAAACAGATGGTTTGGAAAGTCTAAGTGCGGAAATAGAATGGTTAATGGAATTTTGAGCTTTAATCCATTCCGGGTGAAGCATTCTTTGAATCTTTGCGGAATTACATTTAACCTGTTTCCCTTTCTCTGTTTGACAGTATCGTTTTCGGTATTGTTTTGCATATTCAGAACTGAAATACTCTCTTACTTTGGCCTTTCCTTTTTCGCTTTTCAGGTATCTCTTGCTGGCTATTTTGTATTTAACGCTATGGTTGTAGCGATAGCGAGCGAGTTTTCCTCCCCGTGTTGTGCAATAATTTTTGTCATACTCACTTGCGCAGTTTTTACAATATGTGTGAAGTCCGTCTTTTCTAATTTTATCTTTATGAAAATCAGACACGGATTTGACTTGCTTGCATCGGCAACATCTTTTGGTTATAACCAAATCAGACATTTTTGTTTTCCAGAACAAAGGTGTTTAGAGCCACTTGCAGGCCCAATACCTGTCTGTGGCTTGTTTTATAATACGACAAAAAGGGGGATGTGTCAATGTCTTTGACCCAAGACGAATTAAATTTAGCAAATCAGAGTCTTGACCGCATCGCCGCCGGCAACATCACATTGGCCGCGCAATCCGACGTGAAGGGTCTGGCCTGCAATCGACATTTTGTCCCGACCCGCGACGCCCTTTTGCGTTCCTACGAGTTTAATTTTGCCAATGGACGGGCAGAACTGTCCCTGATGTACAATCTGGCGCTCCAGGCGGCTCCTGGGCCTGACATTTGGGTTGCAGGCGACGTAATCACGGGTATCGCTTCCGACGCGACTGCGACCATCCTGACGGTTATTTCGGGGGTCGAATACGAGATTGCCTATCTGGACGGCACTTTTGAGGATGGGGAGACTATTACAAATGGGACAGTTGAGTCCGTTGTTTGGCAGGATATCCCAGTCTATTCAGGTGATGAGGCCGTTGTGTTTTATTCAGACACCGACCAAGTTGTTTGCGGCACAGGGTATCCGATTCTCGCCGAGGTTGTGCCGGTCTTTGGTTATAACCACCAATACATCCTGCCCGCCGATTTTTTGCGATTGCGGCCCAAAGATTCGATTTATAATTACAAGTTTGTTATCGAGGGTAATCGGATTCTGACTGACCACGATACAAAACATATCCTGTACGTCAAAAAGGTTACCGACCCGACTTTGTGGGATGCGCTGTTCACCGAATTGTTCGTGTTGAAACTGGCGTGGAAACTTATCAATCCACTGGCCGGCACGGGTACGGCATCGTTGAAAGCGGAGTTGCGGGAAGAATTGAGATATGCAGAAGCGAAGGCGCGGATTGTTTCAGCGCAAGAAGATAATTGCACCGGAGAGGAAACATTTACCACGGCCCGGTACGGGCAATAAGAGAAAGGAAATAGTATGAGCGTTCAATTAAACGAAGAATGTATTGCATTGCTGGATTCTGTGGATTCGGTGAATCTGAAT